GGTAAGCGTTGGAACCTCGTTCCAAAGTTTTTTCCGATAGTTGTTTTTTGATACGGTCTAAGAGGTATGCCATGATGTATTTATATCCATATTATAATTGCCTTCACCTTTGCCTGGAAAGTTTGCATTTTCTATGTTAAAATATTATAAGTAGTGGTGTTGACCTTTCAAATAATTACCTATAATGCTTACTAAAACAGAATTAGAAAACCTTTTCTATTATATAGATGGACAAATATATTGGAAAAAAGGTTCTCCCAATGGAATGAAACCAGGAACTAAAGCTGGAGTTTATCATTCTAGTGGTTATCGTGTGGTCAGAATTCAAGGTAAAAGACACAAAGTCCATCGCATAATATTCACTCTACATCACGGATACACTCCCAAATTCATAGACCACATAGACGGTGACCCATTAAATAATAAAATTGAAAACCTAAGAGAGTGCAGTCACAATCAAAATATGCACAATCGTAAAATAAGTTCAAACAATAAGTCTGGAATAAAAGGTATTATTTGGCATAAAGGTAGTAAGAAATGGTGGCCACAATTGATGGTTAATTCAAAAAGACTTAAATTAGGTAAATATGATGATTTGGAACTAGCTGAATTAGTTATAACGGAAGCGAGAGATTTACACCACGGTAAATTTGCTAATCACGGTTAGTATAATCCAAGTTCCTTTTCAGTTAGTATCTTGAATTCCCATCCATGTTCATGACAGAACTCATCAGCAGCTTTCCACTTTGATTGATTGACAATATAAGTTACTTGTTCGTTAATGAACTTTTGTGTCTTTCTTTTTCTTTCCGGTTGTTTAGTTTGAGAATGTGGTTTTACTTCAATCACATAAGTCATAACTAAACCATTATTCTTTCTCATCTTTACTACAAAATCAGGAAAGTATCTGTGCATCTTATTGTCAATTGGATTGTAGTAAGGAATTACCAATTCTTCTGAAGCCCACCATACTACCTGTGGATGGTCGTCAAAATACTTCATCACTCGCACTTCCCAAGAAGAACGGTAGATGATATTGTTCGCATCACCTTTATATTTGGCTGGGTTCTTAGGTTTAAAGATACCCTTATAGGTTTTGTTACCGAAAGTCATATAAATATGTAGTCAACTTATAGGACTAAAATGGCACTATTTACTCTCACAGACATCAAATTCGGTAAAAGCGACTCCAATAGAAAAGGTAAAGCCTCCTCACAATTAGTGGGTGGAGGTTATGAATCTAACATTCTGAGATATCCGGAAGATATTGGCAATTATGATAGAGGCCATTACATGGTCATTCATATCAACCAACAAATAAACACACAATTTCCTTCTCAAACCACTGGTGATGACCCAACAGTTATTGCAAACCGTAGAAAGTATGGATATGATACTCCTTTAACTAATGCTGGTGTTGCTTTTGAAACAATTGGTAAAACCAGTGTGGTTCAAGGAGCTAAAGATTTATATGGTTCAGCTATTAATTCCACATCTGGAGTACTTAAAGATTTTGCTGGTGCAGCTGAAGAGGGGTTGAAAGCTGGATGGAAAGCTGCTTCAAGTATTGCTGGTGCAAGAACAATTAAACGCACAACAGACACCATTGCTCTGTATATGCCTGATACATTAAATTTTCAACACAATCAAACATATAATTCCGTTTCATTAACTGGATTACCTGCCGCTGTTCTTGCAGCTGGAGTTTCAACTGCTGATACTTTGAAAAGAAATCCTGGTGCCGATGCAACTAAAGCACTCGTTCAGAATTTGTCTCCATATTTGGCAAATTATGCAGCCAATAAATTGGGTGATATAGGTAAATTTGCTTTTGCAGCTGGATTTGGTATGGTTACAAATCCTCAATTGGAATTATTATATACTTCACCGGAATTTAGAACATTCAGATTTGATTTTATGTTTTATCCTAGGTCTGAAAAAGAAGCAAGAGAAGTTCAAAGCATTTTAAGTCGTTTAAAATTTCACCAAGCTCCAGAAGTAAGAAAAGAATCTAAAGGTTTCTTTCTAATACCACCTTCAGAATTTGATATTGAATTTTATTATAATGGAGGTATTAATCCAAATATACCTGAAATCTCAACTTGTGTTTTACAATCAATTGAAGTAAACTATGCACCTAATGGTGGTTTTGCAACTTATGAAGTTCCTGGTGAGATAAACGCTTCATTAGGAAGAACTGGTATGCCAGTAGCTATACAATTAAGTTTACAATTCATGGAAACAGAATATTTAACAAAATCACATTTAGACACTAGAAATCTCTCAGGTACAGGAGTAGATATGTTAAGTTCCAGTTATATGGGTAGTGTGGATTCATCTGGTGATGGTACGGGTGGGGAATAATCATGGCAAAATATTTTAATTACTTTCCGCAAACATATTATAATCTAGATGAAAATAAAACCAGTATTGATGTTGTAACAAACATCATGTCGAAGTTCACATTCGAAGATTCATTTAAAAATAATTCGGTTGTTTATTATGAATATGTGATTACCGATGGTGAAACACCGGAAATGTTGGCACATCAAATTTATGGTTCATCTGAAAGACATTGGATTATATTGGCATTAAATGATATTCTTAATCCTTTAGTTGATTGGCCTATTGAACAGAGAAGTTTAATCAAAATGATTGATAATAAGTATGAACCAAAGGCTAACACATCTAATGGATTTACTGGATTGGCATGGTCGCAACAAAATATACATTCATACTATAAAAAAGAATTACAATATAATCCTGAATTGGATGAATCCTATTCAAACACCATACAAATAGATTCCGACACTTATGCAAATGTGAGTCCATCATCAACAACATATACTTTACAAAACGGTAAAAATATTAGAGTTGATGTAACTAAATCAACAAAAACTTATTATGAATATGAAATTGATGAGAACGAAAAGAAAAGACAAATTAAACTTTTAAAACCAGAATTTATTCAGACTGTTGAAGAAGAATTTAAAAATATATTTGAATAATGGCAATTTTACAATCCACACAATTTAATATACAGAAGTTGGCAATTACGACCAGAGATGGTCGTTTAGGCTTTGATATTCGTTCCATTTTTGAAGAGTTGAATATTTTTGATAATTTGTTGATGCCATGTATGTCTGGAAATATTGTTATTCGTGATGCCATTGGTTTTGCCACAAAAATGCAATTTGATGGGTCTGAGTATATTGAAATTGATATACTTAAAGATTCAAATAATCCAGGAAGTATGTTTTTTAAAAAACGATTTGTAATCTATAAATTAACAGATAGGAAAGAATTAAATCAAAAATCTGAAATTTATACATTACATTTTGTGTCTGAGGAATATATTTTATCTGAACAAAAGAAAATAAGACAATCATATACTGGTACTCATTTTGATATGGTTGTTAAAATTTTAAATAATCATTTACAAGTTCCATATGAAACCATAATAGATGGTAAGAAGTCTGGTATAGCTAATATGGAACCAACAAAAGGTAATCACAATTTTGTTGTACCTAATCTATCACCATTTGATGCTATTCAAACAATAACAAAAAGAGCTATTAGTGAAGCTGGAACTCCAGATTATTTGTTTTGGCAAACACAAATAGGTTATAATTTTATGTCTTTGGGTACATTGTTATCATATGAACCATTCTATAAAATTACATACGGAACAAAAAACATTTCCGAATTAAATGGAGAAACAAACATAAGTGATGAAGTTTATGGTGCTAGAGATATAAAAATTATTTCTCAATTTAATATGGCCGAAAATATACAGAGTGGTGTTTATGCTGGTAAGTTTATTGGTTTTGACCCATTAACTAGAACGGTTCAAGTTCAAGAAATGTCATTTGATAAAATATATGGTTTGACAAAAAAACATGCCAATGATTCAGCAATCAATACAAATGTTTTTAATAAAGAAGGTACAATTGCAACTCAGATGTATGATTCTAGAGTTACTCTATATCCTTTTCAAGAAAAACGCAAAGAGAGTAAATATTTAAAAGAAAAAGATTCAAAGTCAATTACTTATATTGATGATTCGCATAATTATATTTTACAGAGAAAAGTTATCTTTGCTAATTTGATGCAACGAAGAATTAAATTAACACTACCTGGTAATTTTTCTTTGGCTTCTGGAAATAATGCTGAGTTGGAAATACCTAATCGATTTATCGAACAAGGTGTTGATGGAGTGGATGAATCATTAAGTGGTAAATACATCATTACTGGTGTACGACATATTATTAGATTTGATAAACATGAAACAGTAATTGAAGTTGCAACTGACTCAACTAAAAAGAAGAAATAATAAATGGAAAGAGATTTTGCTGGTAAAAATGGTTTTATTTGGTGGACAGGTGTAATTGTTGACCGAAAAGACCCAGCCAACGTTGGTAGATGTAAAGTAAGAATATTTGGTTGGCATGATGAGAATGAGAATAAAGTTCCCGTTAGTGATTTGCCATGGGCTCAAATTTTACTTCCTGTTAATAATTCAAAATCAATTTCATTACCTAAAGAAGGTGATTGGGTTTCTGGTTATTTCTTAGATGGACATAATGCACAGATGCCTATTATCATGGGTGTATTTCCTGGTATATTAACAAATGAACCAAGAGAAGTTACAAACGATTCTGAGCAATTAAAAATACTTGAAGCTCAATTGGTCGTTGAGAAACAGAAATTACAAGTTTTACTTAATCAGAAAACTACTGAAAATGCCGGCGGTGCAGCTTTTGTGTCACCTAACGGTTTAAGAAATAATTTATCTAAACAAATTGTTACTCAACAAAAAGTTATATCTGATTTGGAATCTCAGATTTCAAAAATTAAATCAAATTTAAATAAAAAACCTGGTCAACCTTGGCAAGATGAAAGAAAACAAGAAGATGTAAACGGCGACCCAGTACCTCCTTCAGATGTGGTATTTTATAAACAGAACGAACCAACAATTTCTAGATTAGGTCGTGGTGTGCTTGAAGGTACAACGATTAATAAGAACAACAACGACCTTGCACACGTTTGTGATTTCGTTTCTGAAATGCAAAAGAATATTAACCTTAAAAAATATACTAAAGCATTAGCAAATGAAATTCGTGAAATGATACGCAAAGTTATGAAAGCTTTAGGGTTTTCAGATGCAACAGGTCAGTATTCTTGGATATTGAATACACTGAAAGCTTTTGCTCGTGAGTTGCGAAGAATACAAAAAGAAATTATTCAACCAATCATTGATTTTGAAAAATATGTATTGGCATATATTACCAAAATTCGTGCTATGATTACTTGGTTATTAAACTTGCCTGAAAGATTTTTGAAGATGTTGAATGACTGTTATTTGAAATTGTTGAAATTGATTAAACAAGTTTTATTTGATACTGTTTCTGGATTCAAAGAAGGTCTTGGAATTGAAGTTGGTGATACTATACTTGCAGCTGTTGATGCTGCTGATGCTTTTTACGATACAGTTGAAAGCGCACAAATTGCTTTTACTGGTGCTCAAGTAGTTATTGATGTTGCAACTACTGGATTATTGGTGCCTGTTAATCAATCGGAAGTTGAGGCCGCAAACACCTACATAAATTCATATACAACTAGTAGTAATAATGCAATAGTATCTACATTAACAAATTTACAAGCACCATAATGTCAACACTAAACCAACCACCATCAAATAATCTTTGGACTGAACCTGAATCGGCAGCCAATACCGATTATCAGCCCGTTTATCCATACAATAATATTACTCTAACTGAATCAGGTCATTCATTTGAAATGGATGATACACCGTCAAGAGAGCGAGTTAGATTACAACATCGTTCCGGAACATTTATTGAAATGCACCCCAATGGTGATGAAGTTCATAAAGTTTACGGTGATGGATATGAAATTACCATAAAGAATAAAAATGTTTTAATAAAGGGGACTTGCAATATTACCGTTGAGGGTGATTGCAATATGCAAGTTCTTAAAGATTTTAATATGTCGGTTAAAGGTGATTATAACCTTGAAGTTGCAGGCAAAATGAATCAACGTGTGGTTGGAGATATTTCAATTTCAGGTGACGAAGATATATCAATCACTGCTAATGAAAATTTTGGTGGTGCGGTTCGTATTGCAGCTGCTGATAATGTAACAGTTGCGTCTGATTTGGTAGTTGCCGGTTCTGTTGCAGCTGATATTGTTACAGCTGAAACTCGTGTTAATGCTGGTACTGGTGTTTATTCTGGACCTTTAGGTATTTTTTCTGTTGGTCCCATTACTTCTTTAGCTTTAGTTGATGCACCAATTGGAACATTTGGATTAATGACAGCTGTGTTAATGACAGACACAGTTAATACAAATATTTACAAAACACATATACATCCTGCTCCAAGAGGAATGACAGGAACACCTATTCTACCAATGGTATAAGGAATATTATGGGAATTTTTGATAGACTGCAATATAATTTTCAAACGACAAGTAATTCAGTTTTTGAATTATCTAGTAATACACAATCATTCATGAATACTGTACCTAGTCTTTTACCAGATTGGGCTCAACAAGACATAGCTAATAATGATGTTGGTGGATATTTTACAAATCCTGTTTCGACAGTAACCCAAAATATTAGAAATACAAGTAATACATTGGTTGCACTATTGTCACCAAATCCATCAACAAATACTGAAGCGGTATCAGGAACAACAGGTGAAATAACAACATTATTTAATACCATAAATACGTTATCTGCAAATATTGGAAGTAATAATGGTGGATTATTCATCGCCCATACAAATAGAATATCTGGAGTAACACCGTTGAGTGCATCTCCAGAAACAGGTGCTGATACAGCTTTGTTACCACACTATGAAACTGCTATGTCGACTGGTCAGATGATGATGTATTTGACTAATCAATCCGATAACATTTCAAATAATTCACCCATTATGGGTAGTTTTACTAGTATTCTGATTGAGAATGAATTAGATTCGCTCTATTCAAACATCTCAAGTTATTATACTACAATTAGTAATAGTATAACTATTACGGGTGGTGGAACGGATGCTACAACCGACCCATTCGTAAGAACATCAAATTTGTCGTTATCCGTAGTTCAAAATATGTCTAATAACATAACAACAATCAATACAAATCTTGCTTTCCGCAGAACCCATGATGAAAACTTTTATACTAATTCTAGAGCTGTTGTGGATGAATATTCTCAATTAAAAATATTCAGTAATACTGGCGCCACAGCTAATAATCTATTACAAAATTATATTGGTTCCAACAAACTTCTTACCCGGTTAAACTCATAAATAACAGATGGCAACAGTAAAAACAAATATTGCAAGACAGTATAGAGATTTAGACTTAAATTTCACAATACATCCTGTCAAAAAGGACATCAATAAAAATATTGATGAAATGGCTGTTATTAATTCGGTTAAAAATTTAATTTTGACGAACCATTATGAGAGGCCGTTTCAACCAGACCTAGGTTCAAATATTCAAAAATTATTATTTGAAAATATGGACAATATTACAGCTGCGGCAATTCAAAGAGAAATACAACAAACAATTAAAAATTTCGAACCTAGAGTTAATTTAACAACAGTAAATGTTTCACCAAATTTTGATAATAGTGCGTTCCGTGTGGGCATGGAATTTTATATTATCAACAGAACAGAACCAATAACAATAGAATTCTTTTTAGAACGAGTTAGATAAAAATGGCAGACCGTTTAAATGTAGCTAGTCTTGATTTTGATACAATCAAAACTAACCTTAAAAACTTTTTAAAACAACAAACCGAATTTCAAGATTATGATTTTGAGGGTGCAGGTTTGAATATTCTTTTAGATATTCTTGCTTACAATACCCATTATAATTCATACTACTTAAATATGGTAGCAAATGAATCATTTCTTGATTCTGCTATGTTACGTAATTCTGTTGTTTCACATGCCAAAAAATTAGGATATACTCCTCGTTCCGTATCAGCTCCAAGAGCTATCATTCAAGTCACAGTGGATTCTGGTAGTTCGAATACCGGTTCACTGACAATACCAAAAGGATTTATTTTCCTTTCAAACCAAATTGACAATCAATCTTATAATTTTGTAACGATAGAAGATAAAACGGTATCTAAAACAGGAAATAATTTTGTTTTTAGTAGTTTGGATGTTTATGAAGGTAAGTATGTAACATACAACTTTACACATTCTCAAACAACAAATCCTAAACAATTATTTGAAATACCTGAACAAAACATTGATACTTCAACTTTAACTGTTGCTGTAAGACCATCAAAATCAAATAGTGAAATTGTAATCTATAATCAAGCACAAGATGTTTTACAAGTATCATCTGATTCAGAAGTTTATTATTTACAAGAAGGACAAAACGGAAATTACCAAATTTATTTTGGTGATGATGTATTAGGTAAAAAATTACCTGATGGCGCATATGTTACTTTGAATTATTTGACAACAAATGGTAGTACTGCTAACGGTGCAAATAATTTTGTTGCAACTTCTTCAATATTAGGATATTCTAATATTGTTGTTAGTTCAATTTCAAAAGCTTCTGGTGGTTCTGAAAGAGAAACCGTTGACCAAATTAAGTATGCAGCTCCATTAAACTTCTTATCGCAAAATCGTGCTGTAACTAAAAATGATTATATTAAATTAATTCAACAAAAGTACCCATCATTTGAATCTGTCAATGTTTGGGGTGGTGAAGAAAACGACCCACCAGTTTACGGTAAAGTATTTGTTTCAGCTAAACCAAAATTAGGTTTCGAAGTTACTGATACTGAAAAGGAGTATGTGAAGGAATATATTCTTAAGCCAATGAGTATAATGACAGTAACACCTGAAATAGTTGATATTGATTATAACTATTTAAAAGTTGAAACAAAAGTATTTTATGACCCAACGAAAACAACACAATCTGAATCAGATTTAAAAACAAATATTAAAAATATAATTCAAAATTTTGCTGATACTGAATTGAATAGGTTTAATTCTTACTTTAGATATTCTAATCTAGAAGGACAAATTGATAATTATAGTCGTTCTATTATTTCAAATGAAATTGAATTGTTTGTAGCCAAAAAATTTAGACCCGATTTAATTAATTCCGATAGTTATGTGTTGGATTTTGGCATGCAATTAAGAAAAGGAACAACTGAAGATAATTTTTATTCTTCACCAACATTTAATATGGTTGATGAGGAAGGTATTACCCGTGAATGTTTTTTTGAAGAAATTCCATCATCATTTAGTGGTTTGGAATCTGTAACCGTAACAAATCCAGGTTATGGATATACAACAACACCAACCGTCAATATTATAGGTGACGGACAAGGCGCAACAGCTGTTGCCACTATTGTTAATGGTAAATTGTCAAAAATTACTGTGACTAATCCAGGAATCGGTTATACATCAGCAGCTATTCAAATAGTGGGTGGTGGCGGAACATTAGGCGCTGCAACTGCTGTATTGGAAGGACGTTACGGCCAGTTAAGAATTTCTTACTATAAGTTAGATGAAACTTCCAGTACAAATACAAAAGTTGTAATTAATCAAAATAGAAATAATGGTGTTGCAGGTGTAGTAGACTATGTATTGGGTAAAATTACATTAACATCATTTAATCCCACTGGTGTAAATAATGATTTTAAAGATATTATGGTACATATGAGACCTGATGTCAACATTATACAATCTAAACTAAATAAAATGTTAGTTTTGGATCCTGAAGATCCAACAAGTATTACTGTTAAAATACAAAAAACTTCATGAGTAATTTTTTAATATCTTCATTAGTTAGTCAACAACTTCCAGAATTTGTTCGAAGTGAATATTCCACATTTGTAACTTTTTTAGAAAAATATTATGAATGGTTAGAACAATCTGGTAATGTAATTAAGGCAGCTGATGAATTAAAAAGTGCTCAAGATGTTGATTTGGCCACAGATTTTTATATTGAAGAAATTCAAAAAGAATTTTTGCCATATTTTCCACAATCTATTACATTAGATAAAAGAAAATTTATAAAATTAATAAATCAATTTTATTCTTCTAAAGGCACTCCTAATTCTTTAAAATTTTTATTTAGAGCTTTATATAATGAAGAAATTGATATCTATTATCCTAAAGATGATATTCTAATTGCTTCTGATGGTAAATGGGTTTTGCCGTTAGCATTACGGTTAGACACCAATGATAATAATATTTTTAATATTCAAAAGTGTTTATTAACTGGTGAATTATCAAAAGCAACAGCTCTTGTTGAAAAAGTAATTCGTTCTGTTGACAGACAATTGGGTATTTCTTATATTGAAGTTTACATTTCAAACGTACAGAAATTATTTCAAACGGGAGAAACGGTTTTTGCAACATATAATGATGGAACAAATGATGTTACTGTTAGTGCTCGTCTAATTGGTGCATTATCGGAAATAAAAATTGATCCTCAAAATAGAGGATTATTTTATTCGGCTTATGATGTAACAACAGGTTATTCTGGAGACCCCGTAACAATTGTTGGTGGTTTAAATCCTGTTGCAAATACACCAATTGGTGCAATTGCATATGTTGGTGAAACAACTTCTGGTGGTATTACTGACGTTATTGTTTCTAATGGTGGATTTGGATTTCGTGACCCAGTAGTTCATCCAAAAACATCCATTATAGACTTTTCTAACGGTTTTGAAGGTGCATCTTTTGGTACAGAAGCAAGAGCGAAAATTAGTTTGTTGGATGATACTGTATACCGAACAATAAATGTATCGGAAACTTTTATAGAAACACTATTAACAACACCAATTTCTAATGTTGAAAATAATGCAATTAATTCAATTTCAACATTTTCTTCTTTTAACGTTTATCCAATATCTTTTGTAACTATTGACGGTTCTGGTGGTGGTTATAGAACAAAGCCATCTGTTGATGTTTATAGTTTTTATTGTGAGGATAAAGATGATATATTGATTAATCCGTCTGTCAATATCATCAAAGGAACATCTCAAATTACCGATAATACTCAGAATTTGACTTTAAGTTTTGATATTGGTGACACCGTAAGATTATTTGTATTGAACAGATATGAAGAACTTAAAATGGTTACTGCTGTAACCAATAATACAATATCATTTTCTGAAGCATTTCCTAATGATATTAGTGGTGTTGCTGTTTATAAAGTATCACGTTGCGATTTGAGAAATTTAGGTTCATTAGGTAGAATAAACATTGTTGATGGTGGTGAAGATTATGCTGTTGGTGAATATTTAATATTTACTGGTGGAACAGGATATGGTGCTAATGCTAGAGTTAAAGAAGTTCATGCTGGTAATAATGGAATTAAAACTGTTGAATTTTTACAAACACCTGACTATGTAATTGGTGGTGAAGGTTATACTAAAGATAATTTTCCAACAATCACAATTGATACAGCTTCAGGTTCTAATGCTGTATTGCAAATTTTAGAAATAACTGGAGATGGAGAAACTTTAGATTTAACAACATCTCGAATTGGTTCAATATCAAAACTACGTGTTGTTAGTTATGGATATGACTATACATCAGCTCCAACAATATCACTTAGAAATGCTGATATGGCAGTTTCTAATGTAACACCTGGTCAATTATTTGTTTCGAATACAAAAGTGTATCAAGGAACATCAAATACCAATACAACATTTACAGCTATGGTTGATGAATTTATATTGGATGATGGTTTTCTTCGTATTTTTGATTATAAAGGCCTTTTAAATCCTACACAACCTTTGATTTCCGATGATGGTTTGGTTAGTGCTAATGTTGTGAGCATTTCTTATTATGGTGATGGCCAAGCTAAGGCTACCGCAGAATTTGAAAATGGATTGATTAGATTGCCTGGTTTGTATATTAATACAGACGGTCATGTTAGTTCGGACAAAAAAATACAGGATGGTGACAAATATCATAATTTCTCTTATGTAATTAATACCAAAAAAGACTATAACCAATTTAGAAATGCTTTAAATAATATTGTTCATCCAACAGGAACAAAAACATTCATTAACAGAATTGATGAAAATAGTGAGTCTGTATCCAAATTTTTAACTGATGTGGGAATTATAGAGTTAACAATTTCAGATACATTTAATATAGCTAATGGTGGAAACAATATGGTTTCCACAAACACTTCTGCAAATTTAGTTTCTTCAATAAGTGTTGGTGATATTGTAACCTTAACTTCTGTTTCTAAACGAATTTTAGGTACAGCAAATACAACATCCGGAAGTAATACAATTATTGGAGTTTCAAGTAACTTTATTAATGATATTATTGAAGGTGATATCATCGTGTTATCCACAGGTAATACAGAAACGGTTTCTAATGTGATTAGTGAAACCAGTATACAAACACAAAATACCATCAATGTTGATGATACTGGTGTAACAATCAATTTGGTATTTAATGATACCAAAACTGTAACTTTTGTAAATGCCAATACTATTTTGGTAGATACTTCATTTTCAACAAATTCATCATTTGTAACAACTTTAGTCCAAAAGTTTGAATAAATACTATTATGTCATCAATATTAACCAAAAACTTTAAAATTTCATTAGCCAAACAGGTTCAAAACCTAACTGATGTTAATGCAAATTCATATCTTCCAATAGATAAAAAATCATACATTTATGTTGTATTGGGCCAACAGTTGCCTTGGAACTCAGGTGTGGAAAATGTTCCAACACCAGGAGTTACTGATAATGATTATAATGATTTGTATAAAAAAGCTATTTTTGTAAAACAATTATCATTTGAAAACTCTTCATTAGTTGTCGAAAGAAATGATTGGGTATCAAATACTGTATATAATACTTATGAATCAACTTCAAATTTTTATGTATTGAATTCTAAAGACCAGGTGTTTAAATGCCTTTCAAATGTTTCTGTTGGAACCGCATCAACCAATGAACCTGAGTTAACTTTATCCGCAACATCATTGGAAGAACCATATGTTGCAACAGCAGATGGTTATAAATGGAAATATATGTACACAATTTCTTCTGTACAAAAACAAAAATTTACAGATGAAAATTGGATGCCCGTAGTAAATAATAAGTTTGTAAGAGCATCTGCAATACCAAGTTCTATTGATGTTGTAAACATAACCAATTCCGGTAATAATTATACCGATGGTTCAACACAATCAATTATTAGTGTTGTAGGTGATGGTTCTGGTGCTATTCTAAAAGCCAATGTTGTGAACGGACAAGTGCAAGATGTTATTATTCAAAATAGAGGTCAAGATTATACCAGTGCAACTTTATTATTTACTGACGTTCCTGGCGGTATAGGAAGTGGAGCATCAGCTATAGTGAGTATTGCGCCACATGATGGGCATGGATATGACCCTGTTTATGAATTGGGAGCTTCAACAGTTATGTTTAATGTTGAATTTGATGGTACTGAATCTGGTGTATATCCAACCGATAATGAATTCAGACAAATATTTGTAGTTTCAAATCCTTATGAATATGAAACAAAAACATTAGCTTCAAAAAAATCATATACACTATATACTAAAATAAAAACATCACCTGGATTAGGTGACTTTAGTAACGATGAGGTTGTTTATCAAGGCACAACATTTAATGATGCTACTTTTACAGCAGAAGTTATCTCGTTTGATGAAATTGAAAATTATGTTTATGTAAATAATATTACAGGAACATTAAATACAAACCAAGCTTTAAAAGGTTTCACAAGTGGTTCGATACGTGTTGCAACCTCTTCAGTAAACCCAACTTTGCATCCATACTCTGGAAAAGTATTATACATATCCGATAAATTGCCTGTTAGTAGAGATGCAGACCAAACAGACAGAATTAAATTCATATTAAGTTTCTAAGAGGCCACGAGGAATAAATGACCACTCTTTTCAATTACGACCCATATTTTGATGATTTTGATGAAGATAAAAACTTCATGCGAGTATTATTCCGTCCTGGATATTCAGTTCAAGCTCGTGAATTAACTCAAATTCAAACCATTCTTCAAAACCAAATTGAAAAATTTGGTAATCACATTTTCAAAAGTGGTAGTCCAATTGTTGGTGGTAAAATATCATTAGATGATAAAGCAAATTACATTACACTGAATAGTCAGTATGATAATCAAGATATTGTTCCATCAGATTTTTTAGACAAAACAATTATTTCTTACAATTCATCTAAATCAGTTCGTGCAAAAGTTGTTGCTGTTGATACAACTTCTGCGAATCCAATTTTAGTTGTTAAATATTTGTCAGGTGATGTTTTTTCTGAAAATGATGAATTAAAAATATCTGGCCAAAATATTTTTGCATCATTACGTTCTGCCAATGCCGTAGGTCGTTCATATATTGCTTCAGTTCAAGAAGGTGTATATTATTTTAAAGGACAATTCGTTAAAGTTGTACCACAATTTTTAGTTGTTGAATTGTTTTATAGAATAGGATATAATTCAACAACAATCAATTCATTACCTTCATATAAAATTGGTATTGAATTTGATGACACAATTATTGATGAAGTTGATGACACTTCATTATTGGATCCAGCTCAAGGTGCATTTAATTATCAAGCTCCAGGAGCTAATCGTTATCAAATACAAACAACACTAGCTAAAAGAACATTAGATTCTGCTGATGAATCTTCATTTTTTGAAGTTATTCGTTTGGTCGATGGTGTTAAAACAAAAGAGATTGATTACCCAATATATTCTGAAATTGAAAAAACTCTTGCTCGAAGAACATATGATGAGTCTGGAAATTATACGGTCGACCCATTTGTTATTTCTTTGGAAGAAGGAGATTCAGCTAATGGTAAATTTAATGCCATTTTGGATCCAGGTAAAGCGTATGTTGGTGGATATGAATACCAAACAATTGCACCAACGACAATTGAAGTAGATAGAGCTCGTGAAACAACAAGTGTTTCAGATTATGATATTGCCACAAACTATACTAGTTCAATCGTATTGGATACAATTCGTGGTTCATTAGATATCAGTGCGTTTACACAATTAGATATTCATTCTGTTCCTATTACTAGTGTGAATGTTTCAACAACAACAGCTTATAACTCAACAAAGATTGGTACGTTACGTGCCAGTATGATGAAGTATAATGATGCTACAACAACTGATGTTGGAACAACACATTCATTTACCGTTAATGTATTCGATGTAAATAATACTCCAATTACCGGAACACTACCATCTAGTGGTTCGACAACAACTGTAGTTAAAGTTCCATCATCTTGGTCAGCAACAGCTCCAGCAAACACATACGCAAATATGTATTTCCGTATCACTGATGCTGGTGGTTCAAGTTTAGCACCAATTTTAATTACACAATCCAGTACAACAGCTAATACTATAACACTGGCTTCTGCTTTACCTTTCATTCCAGCTTCTAACACATTCTCTATTGATCCTGATTTTAAAGTTGCTGAATCTGTTATTAATAGGAATGGCACTTCAATATTGTTTGGTGGTAATATTAATAGTGATTCTAAAGAAACAACCACTGGATATGCATTTATTACAGAACCAAATCGTTCCGCATTAATTTTTGATTTGCCATTTGATGCAATCAAAGCTGGAACTATTTCAAATTTGGATTTATTTACACGTAAAGTATATTCAAATAAGTTATCGGGTGGTGATGGTATTATTACTATTACAACTGAAGGTACAGATACATTTAATTTTGGTTCGACAGGTTCAACTCTTTCCGATTCAGTTATTTTAGATAATATTATTTGTTTTATTCGTTCAGATTCAGCTTCAAACGGAACATCAGGAATTACTCCAAATACTATTTGTTCTTTGGCTAACAACTTATTTACGGTAACTAAAGTAAGTTCAACCACATTGGATATTGATTTCAACACAGCTGGTGTTCGAGCAGACTTTTTAATTACAAGCAAAATTAACAATGCTGATAATTCATCAACAGGTGCTTTGCGTGGTAAACAATTAATTCCATTAACAACTGGCGCAGATTTACATGCAAAAGTTCCATTTGAATTGGGTGGTGCAGATACACTAGAAGCTGCTAATTCAGCAACAAAGACATCATTTACTGGTGGTGTGGTTTATGAAGATATTGGTTCTACATTTTTTGAAAATGGAACATCATTGACCAACTTAAAAACACCAGGTGTTGCAGTGAGTTTACAAGTACCTGATGTATATGAAATTGTTCGCATTACTGATTCATTGTCAACAAGTTCTAATGTAACAACAGCTATGCTTTCATCTTCAACATACGATGTTACCGACAATTATGAATTTAATAATGGACAAAAGAAAACACATTATGACCATGCAACAATCAAATTGAAACGTGGTTATAGTTCACCAAAAGGTAAGATTTATGTTCAATACAAATATTTGAAACATCAATCAGCTCCATCTCCACAAAATGATGGTTTGTTTACAGTAGATTCTTATTTGAAACCTGGTTCTAATTTTACATATGATGAAATATCAGTGTTTGATAATAGTTCAGACAGTAAATTAGTTCAACTGCGTTCAGCGTTAGATTTTAGACCTACACGTGCCATCGGTGGCACCACACTTTCGGGTGCGGTTAATCCGGATCCAGATTTGACAAGTATTGCGTCATTTGAGTATTATCTTGGTCGTGTTGACCAATTGGTTGTAAAACCCTCACGTGAGTTTTCAGTTATTAAAGGTAAATCTTCTGTATCACCTATAGCGCCTCCTATAGGCGATACTGATATGTTGATTTACACTATGAATATTCCTGCTTACACTGAATCTGTAAAAGATGTTCGTGCAGATTTTAAAAACAATCGCCGTTACACAATGCGTGATATTGGAACATTCGATACCCGTGTTAAACAATTGGAATACTATGTTGCATTGGATTCTTTAGAAAAAAATGCAGCTGCAACTAAAGTTTTAGATGCAAATGGTTTAGAACGTTCAAAATATGGTATTCTTGTTGATAATTTTTCTACAACAGATTCTCAAGCAACTTATTCAGATGTTGGATATGACAACCGTTGTTTAATTGAAAATGGTGAATTAAAACCAGCTTCATTAATGAGAACATTTAAGATGAAATTAATTTCAGGCGCTTGTTCTGGAGCATTTAATATTGTTGGTACTGGTGAGAAAAAACTTTTAATGTTGGATTACACAACAACTGAATTTGCAAAACAACCTTATGCCACAAAAACAACACCAATTGCTGCTGCTTTATTTGCAAATTTTCAAGGGCAATTAAAATTATTTCCTGAATTTGCAGGTGATGTAGATACAGATAAAACAGCTAGAGTCACTTTGAATTCTAATCAAGGAATTGAATCTGCTTTTAATTTCATTAATGACGCATTTAAATACATTGCAGACAATAATAAACAATGGGCTGACGATAAGAACAGTCCATTCGCTAAAACTATAGACTCTAAGTGGTATACAACTAAACACATCGATTTCTCTCGGAATGGTGTTTGGTTAGGTGGAAATGTTTGGGGTAATCTTCGAACATCAGGTGACCAAGTTTGGTTATCAGCAGGTGCAGAATCAAAACAAAAACAAATTACAACATCTACAACTGAAGTAGACACTGGCACATTTGTTACTGATTTGGCAATTCAACCATATGTTAAACCTCGTCAAATTATTTTCACTTCTGAAGGTGTAAGACCTAATACAACATTCTATTCATTCTTTGATGATGTATCTGTCAACCAATATGTAATAGTTCCTAATAAAGTAACATTAAATGTATCGTCTGGATTTTTATCGGGTGAACAAATATTGATTGCAAATACTATTTCTGACTTGGCTGCCAATGCAGCCAGCTTTATTAATGGTGGAACAAGTTATGATTTAGTAACAATGTCTGCAAAAGAAATTGGTACAAATACTGCTTTCCTCGTAAATGAAACAGGCAAACCTCTTGCAAATAAGTTCATTTTCGGTTTAGATTCTGGAACAATAGCTACCATTTCTTCAGTGAATGAACATCGCTCAGGTCGTCTAACTACAAATGTATCTAATAGTTCTGTCACTTTAGCGTCGGATGCTCCATCTGTAAATATTGCTGGCAATACAATCTATTTGATACATGAAACCGGTTCAGAAATTGGTTTAGGAACTCCATTGAGTGTTGTGAGTTATAACACAACATCTAAAGTTGCTGTCGTGAGTGGCAATTTAGGAACAACAAATAAATCTTTTACATATAGTTTTGGAACAAACAAATCTAATAGATTTGGCCAAGTATCTGGTGCTTTCTACCCACCAGCGGCAACATTCCGTTCCGGTGAAAGAAACTTCCGTGTATCAGAATCATTCAATAATACTTACGATACCGATGCAATTTCATTTGCTGAACATTCCTATGTAGCTTCAGGTGTTAAAGTTAATAAAACAACTCTAGTTGATACTGTATATAATGTGGGTGTTGCACCAAAGGTTGTTGGTACTACAACATCACCACAATTAATTTCATCAACAGTTCAAACAAGAATTACTGCTGCTTGGGCAATAGATCCATTGGCACAAACATTCTATGTGGATCCTCAAGTTTATCCAAATGGCATGTTCTTAGATTCAGTTGATTTATTCTTTAAGAATGTAGATGATAGTAATTTACCTGTAACAATTCAAATTAGACCAACCATAAATGGTGCACCACACACAGATTTTTGGTATCCTGAATCGGTTGTATCAAAGTATCCATCACAAATTAATGTATCAGATTCACCAAGTGCAACTATTGCTTCAACAAAAACAAACTTTAAGTTTTCTACACCTGTTTTCTTGAAACCAGGCCTGTATGCTTTAGTTGTAATGACTGATTCTCCAGATTATACAATGTGGGTAGCAGAAAAGGGTGCAACTACAACACGTAATGAATTTGTTGGTGTTAACCCTTATGTTGGTACATTGTATAAATCACAAAACTCCATGGAATATGTGCCTATTATCAATGAAGATATGATGTTTGTAATGAACCGTTGTGTGTTCTCAACATCGACAGCTAATTTCTCATTACAATCTGAAGTTCAAACACAAACTTATCCTTTAGATAAATTCCGTTTGGTTGAAACTTCATTAGATACATTGACTAATGCACCAATTAAATTGAATCATACATTTATTTCTAAACCTATTGGGTTACCTAAAGAAACAACCTATCGTTCTTTCTCTCCATATGTAACTTATAGTATGGGACAGGATGACTTATATGTTGTTGGTTCTCGTAGAAAAGAAATTAGAAATCAAGGTGATTTCTCAGTGAACATTGAAATGGCTTCAAGTGACAATGCAATATCACCTGTTGTTTCTTTAGAATCTGTTTACCTAAATGCTTGGGAAAACTTTATCGATGATGGTGTTATTGAAGCCAGTGATTTTAATATCATTGCCCCAGGTTCTGGATATTCTAATTCTAATACTATTACCGTAACGTCATCCACTGGCACAGGAGCTGAAATCTATCTAATTGTAGATGGTGTTAAAGGAAATGTAATCGGTATCAATGTGGCATCATCTGGTAGTGGTTATACAGACGACTTTACAATATCATATCCAAATACAGGAACAACTGCGAATGTTACCTCAAATGCCTCAATCGTTTTAAATAGTGAATATGATTCTGGTGGTGGTATTTGTGATGCTAAATATATCACAAAACCAATCACATTGGCTGATGGTTTTGATGCTGGTGATTTACGCATATTCTTGTCTGCCAATAAACAAGGTAGTTCTGAAATTGAAGTATTCTATAAGATTCTTTCTTCAACCGATACTACCGATTTTAAAGATAGACCTTATGTGAAAATGGAATGTTACAATCCGACAGTTACACCTTCCATTAATGAATTTGATTTCCGTGAATATGAATATAAACCATCATTGACAACAAATTCTATTACATATACGACAGAGAGTGGAACAACATATGATTCATTTAAAACATTTGCAATTAAAATTGTTATGACTTCAAATGATAAATCTATAGTTCCCAAAATTAAAGATTTGCGTATTATCGCATTACCGGCAGAATAATATGTTAGTAAAAGTAGAAGGTGGACAATTTGTAAAAAATACCGAAAATAGAGCTCTATTAACGGTCAACCAAAATGTTCTTCGTGAAAATGAAGCAAGAAAAAAACTAGCATCCAAAATAAATTCAAAAAATGATGAGATAAATACAATAAAATCTCAAGTAGAGAGTTTGTCTAAAGATATTAGTGATATTAAAGACTTGTTAAAACAACTGTTAACGAATAAAGTTTAAGGCAATAAATGTCAATTCCAATTATAAGCAGAACAAATACTATTGATGAATGGCGAATTCAGACCAATCAAGAAGCCACATCTCTCAATAATTTAGAAACTGGTAATTATACTAAATCTAATGGTATATTAACTGTTAGTGGAAACTCTCAAGTAGTTATCACTGCAAATGGTACTGCATTACAAGTTTCAAACTCTGCTTTATTCCAAAGTAACGTTTCGGTTGGTGGTGATATTGCAATTGGCGCACAAGAAACAGCAACAGGTAATGTTACTGTTGGTGGTGTATTAACTGTTCGTGGACCTGGAGCTTCTTTATTAGTTTCGAATAATGCTCTTGTGAATAGCAATATGCAAGTTACAAGAACGCTGACAACAAATAACATAGTAGCAAACTCAAACGTATCTGTTGGTGGAAGTCAATCTATTGGTGGACTTTTAAGAATAAATGGAACGGGTGATGTTTTATATGTAAATACTGGTGTTGCAAAAGTAAACACAGCGACTATTACAGATTTGACATCCACAAACACAGATATTACTTCAGCGACAATTGGTGAAGAAATAGTCACATTATCTACCATAAGCATAGCAACAATAACAACAGGCAATGTTCAAAATTTAACTTCAATAAAAGCAAATGTTGATATTTGTAACATCTCGACAGGCATCATTGTTACAGGAAATGTAAACACATTAAATTCTAATTTGGCTTTCGTTAATACAGCCACAATTACGACATCAACATTAGGCAACACAACAATCACTGGAAATGCTACTGTAGGTGCAACATTATCTGTAACAGGTAATACTGCGGTTGGTAATCTAACAACATCGAATGTGGTTTCGTCCGGAACATTAAGAGTTTCTGGTCTAGGAACCATAGGAACAACATTGAATGTTACTGGTAATACTACTGTTGGTAATGTGGTAACAACAGGATTGGTTCAAACTGGAGCACTAAGAACAACTGCTCGTGCTGATATCGGTTCAGCTGCAACTGTTGGAACAACATTGAATGTTACTGGTAATACAACATCTGGAAATTTAGTTACAACAGGATTAACACATGCTGGAACAATCCGAACATCAGGTCGTGTTGATATTGGCGGTGCGTTAGATGTTACTGGAACTGCACAATTTAGCACAGGACAAGTTATTGGTAATTTATCTGTTGGTGGAGATTTTACAATTAACGGTAATACTGTTTATAATTCAAACCAATTAATTCTTTCCGTTGCTACTCCAAACCAAACAACGATTTTGGGTACATATAGAACAAATAATAGTCTATCATTGGCCAACTCTGTTTCTCAAAATGCTTCAGTTCGTTGGAACGAATCTCAAAGATATTGGGATTTATCTACCGATCCAGCTAATACAGTATTCTTTCAAATTTTAGATGCTGGAAGATTAACTAGTGATTTAACAAATAGTTCTTCAATTGCAATTTCAACTGCAGCTGCAGCTAATACTCTAAACACTCGTATTGTTACAGCTAATAGTGCAATGAAACAATATGTAGATGCCAATGTTTCTATATTAACAAGTGCAATTTCTACCGCTAATAGTGACATGAAACAATACATAGATGCCAATTTGGTTTCTACAAATGCATTTGTTACTTCTGCCAATAGTGCAATGAAATCTTATGTTGATTCAACATTTTTCGTTAGAACTGGTGGAACACTTTCCGGTGATGTGAATATTACTGGCAATTTAATTGTTACTGGTCAAACATTCTATGCAAATACAACAACAGTAAATCTTGGTGATAATATAATCACTTTGAATGCTGATATTAATCAAAATACAACACCATCCGAAAGTGCCGGTATTGAAGTTGCTCGTGGTACAAGTGCAAACGCTCAATTGTTGTGGAATGAATCCTCTGATAGATGGACATATTTTGATGGAACCTCAACCCATAATATAGGTTCCGCAGCCGCAGAAGTTTATGCCAATACTGCATACTCTAGAGCTAATACAGCAGCCAATAATATTGTAGGAACAACAGGTTCTTTAACACCTACAGCAGGTTCAATAACAATAAATTCAACAAATGGAGTTCTTTCTTCGGCTTCTGGTAATACTTTAACACTTAACACACCACAAGATTTACGAACAACAGCCAATCCAACATTTAACTCATTGATATTGACTTCACCTTTAGCATTAGCACAAGGTGGAACAGGAACAACATCGGCTGCATCTGCATTAACAACTTTATTACCAACAGGTACAATAGCTGGTTATGTTTTAACAACAGGCGGTCCTGGTAATTACTATTGGGCAGCTGGTGGTGGCGGTGGTGGCGGCGGTGCTACTCCAGGAACAACAATTAATTCGACTCGTTTATCTTATACAGCTAACACCAACGGTCAAACCAATTTTGCCACACCAACATTTAACACAGGTACGCAACTTCGTGCATATATTAATGGTGTTAGACAATTCGAATCTGAATATTCAGCCAACGTTTCTAATTCAACAATCTCATTTACTTCTGCACCACAGAACGGAGATGCAGTCTTAATTGAAGTTGATGGTTATATTATAAATCCATATTACGCTAATAATATTACTTATGGTCCTGTAACAGGTTCAATACCTGCTTCAGCAAATACGATTCAGTTGGCAATTGATAGTTTGGAAAGCAGAAAAGCTGCAGTGGCGGGTGCAACATTTACAGGACAAACAATTGGTTTAACCGTTGATACAAATGCATCAAATACTCATTTTGCAACAACATCATTTGTTAAAAATGCTTTAAATCAAAGTGGAAATACATTTAGTCATAGTATTTCAGGTAATGCAGGTACCGTAACAAATGGTGTTTACACAACAGGATCCTATACAGACCCATCTTGGTTAACAATAACAGCAACTAAAGTTGGATTAGGTAGTGTTACTAATGAAAGTAAAGCTACAATGTTTACTAGTCCAACTTTCACTGGAACACCTGTTGCTCCTACAGCTGCAGGAGGCACCAACACAACACAAATAGCTACTACAGCTTTTGTTATAGGTGAAAGAGCTGCATCAGCTACTTTAACAAACAAGACAATTAGTGGTGCAACTATTACTAATGGAACAATTAACTCATTAACAGTATCCTCTTTGGGTACTAATGGATATGGTACCAGAACCGTGTCTACAGGAGGTCCTTCTGGTGGTTCTAACGGTGATGTTTGGTATCTAGTCTAATGCCTAATATTTACGTTAAAAACGCAGGTGTCTTTTCACCTTCAAAACAAATCTTTGTTAAGGATGCTGGTGTTTGGAAAACCGTAAAAGCTGTTTGGGTAAACAACAACGGGGTGTGGCAAAAATCTTTCCCTGAATCTACTGGGGCTTTGAACTATACCAGTCCTGGTACATATTACTGGACTGTACCTAACGGTATCTATAACATCTCAACGCAAATTGTAGGTGGTGGTGGCGGTGGCGGTGGTACTTTCTATAACGGTCAGATTGTTGTCAGTGGTGGTGGCGGTGGTTCAGGCGGTAAAATAGACACTAATATTTCTGTCACTCCTGGTCAAGTATTGACTATTGTTGTGGGTGGCGGTGGTGCTGGTTCTGGCTACAACTCTCAAGCACTAGGCGGGTCAGGCGGTAATTCAGCAATAGATGGTAACGTAGCTACGGGTGGCGGTGGTGGCCAATCATATATTTTTGGTGGGGATTCATCTCCTCCTGGTGGTGCTGGTGGTTCTCCTAACGGTGTAGCTGGTGGTGACGGAGCATTCCCTTCTGCAACTGGTGGCGTTGGTGGTAACAACGGCTCTGGCTATGGTACAGGTGGTTCGGGCGGAAACGACTTTACTGCTCCAGGAAATCCAGGTGCTGCTGGTCGTGTATATTTTGCTTGGTAAGCATAAATCATTATTGAAACCAGTATAAAAAGATTAAACATAAATATTTAAGGTTATAAAAGGCAATAATAAATGACAACAAAAATTACAAGTTCTGTATTGGCCGACACAGGTGTGACCGCAGGAACATACGGTAGTACAATTATTATTCCTGTAACCACGGTGGACTCTCAAGGACGTATTACTTTAGCAACAAATAATACCATACGTTCAGCAACAACATCTCAAACAGGTGTTGTTCAATTAACAGATTCTATAAGTTCTACTAGTACAACAACTGCTGCTACACCAAGTAGTGTTAAATCAGCCTATGATAGAGGTTCTCTTGGTATTACAACAGCTGATACTAAAGTTGCTTCGGTTAGTGCAAGTACTGGTGTTACCATTGGAGGTACTGCAACTGCACCAACGGTTGCTATTGGCCAAGCAGTCGCAACATCATCTAGTGTACAGTTTGGTTCAATGGGTGTTGGTACTGCGGCTTCAGGAACAGCAGGAGAAATCCGAGCGACTAACAACATTACTGCTTACTACTCTGATGATAGATTGAAAACAAAATTAGGCAATATTGATAATGCGTTGGATAAATTAATGACATTAAGTGGTTTCTATTATGAAGCCAATGAAACTGCACAGCAATTAGGTTATGAACCTGTTAGAGAAGTTGGTGTTTCTGCACAACAAGTTCAAGAAGTAATGCCGGAAGTTGTGGCACCTGCACCTATCGATGAACAGTATTTAACTGTAAGATATGAAAGATTGGTTCCATTAATTATAGAATCAATAAAAGAATTGAAAAAACAAATTGACGAATTAAAAAAATAAGTAATAGATAGGTATATATGATGAACACAGAAGAATTATTATTAAATAGAGATTATACTTTTTTTCACCCTGAGGGTGAATTTAGTGCTCCTAGATTGGAAGTACTGCAAGGAGATTACAAAGGCCTAATTTTTGATTTAACACAATCATATACGATTATCAATGATGATATGCAAAAATTATTCTTTACATATAAATTGTTGAAGCCTTGGAATTCCTCACTAGTTCAAGATATAAATTCCATGAAATTGACAGAGGAAGAAGAATCTTTTGTGGGTAATCTAATATTCAATTATATAGTAAACAAAGGTTTAAAATGAGTGATGAAATGCCCGATTATTTGTCAAGAGAAAACATCGAAAAACGTATTTCGATGACTCCAGCTGCCAACATCAATGATCCACTATCGGCTGCGGAACGTTTGGCCATCTGTGGTTCATGTGACAGAAAAACAACTGTATTTGGAATCGATAAGTGTTCTGTATGTGGTTGTTTAACAGAACTCAAAGCTAGAATAAAGTCAGCGGAATGTCCATTAGGTAAATGGATTCCAATTAAAGAGAGCACATAATGACGATAGTATCATCTGGACAAATTCAAGCGTCGGATATCAACACTGAATTAGGTTATACATCTACATCCTCTATCACACTTAATGATGCAGCAGTTAGACGTTTAGCCGGCACACAAGGTGGTAACGGAGCAACTACAACATATACTACACCCGGTAGTTACACATACAATATTCCACCAAATACCACACATCTAGCTGTTTTAATGTGTGGTGCAGGTGGTGGTGGTGGTACAGGATGGTGTTGCGACCAGTCTTGTTCCGGTGGTGGCGGTGGCGGTGGTGGTGGTGGAGGTATTATCAGTGGTCATATTGGAATATCTTCTGCATCATCATTATCGATAAACGTTGGTGCACCGGCTGCAGTAGTAACAGCTTCCACAACACAAGGTGGTATAGGCGGTTCTTCAGATGTAACTAGTTCTGACGGAATATTATTAGTTGCCGGCGGTGGTCGAGGCGGTGCAGGTGCAGGCAACGGCTCTGCAGGTGGTGCAGGTGGTACTGGTGGTACATCATCAATAGCTGGCGATTTTTTTGGTTCCTTATATTCAGGTGGCGCAGGTGGCCAAGCAAACCCATCAGGTGGTTGTGTTAACGGAAATGCAGGTTCAGCATCAACAT